CCCAACGTTAAAATTACCTGATTTACGCGGTGAGTTTATCCGTGGTTGGGATGATGGGCGAGGTGTGGATGCGGGAAGGGTCATCTTAAGCATACAGGGGTGGTTAACAGGAAGTCATTATCATAATATTCGGTCATGGGACGCGTGGGATAACACGGTATTGGTGCCAAATGACAGAGGGGGGGATAGCCTGTTGTCGACAGATAACGCCGTCCAAGAAGGAGCGATTAATGGTAAATTTACCAGTCAATACAGAACGGAGTTATCTGGGGGGAATGAAACCCGCCCACGTAACATTGCCTTCAATTATATTGTGAGAGCAGCATAATGGATAATGCGATATTAAATAGCGAACTTATAGCCATACAGGCAGGAAACATTATCGTTTATAACTATGATGGTGGTAATCGGGAATATATTTCTGCATCAACTGAATATCTTGCTGTTGGCGTTGGTATTCCGGCACATTCTTGTTTGGATGCTCCAGGCTCACATAAAGCAGGTTATGCGATTCTCCGTTCAGAGGATTTAAGTTCATGGGAGTATGTGCCAGATCATCGTGGCGAAACTGTCTATAGCATTGACACAGGGAATCCCGAAGAAATCACGGTGTTGGGTGACTATCCGGAAAATACAACCACTATCGCCCGCTAACACCATACGACAAATGGGATGGAGAGAAATGGGTGGTTGATACTGAGGCTCAACATAGTGGCAGCTGTAGAGGCAGCAGAAACAAAACGTCAGTCATTGATTGATACTGCGATGGATTCCATTAGTCTGATTCAGTTGAAATTACGGGCTGGACGGAAGTTGACGCAGGCAGAAACCACCAGCTTAACTCCGTGCTAGATTATATAGACGAGCTGAACGCGATGGATTTAACCACGGCACCAGATCTCAACTGGCCTGAAAAACAACTTTCTACAGCCAGTTGATATAATTAATCCGCCCTCACAATATAATTAAATGCAATATTACGAGGGCGGGTTTCTAAGCCAGCAGTACCTAAATTAGCTACGGACTGTTTATATGTTTTAAAGTTCCATAATTAGGGGCTGGCAATCCTGCATCGCTTGTGTTCCCCCATCTGATAACTCCCGTATTACCACTAGTAGCCCATGCCTCGTCAAAGTAGAAATTAATTGAGCTGTCAGTTGCTACGGTTGATTTTGACGGTAATCCGTGAGCATGATCTCCGTTGCATATCCTTGCTCGCTTAAATAGAGCGACCTGGATCAATCCCGCGCCCGTCATCCCAGCCACGAATGAACTCACCACGTAAATCAGGCAATTTATTGTCGGGTTAAGCCTTTGCCAGATTTGGGTACTTTTCAGAAGAAAATGCTGCACCATTGCATTTCAGCCACCCCGTTGGAGGTGTGGCTGAGGGCCACGGAACAGGCACACCAACAGGCAGTGCAGAGCCTTCCCCAAACCAACGTTTTTATGCCGCCCTTACGATGTAATTAAATGCGATATTTCGTGGACGGGTTTCACTCCCGCCAGTATTACCGATACTCCCTCGTGAATGAAGTGTCGGTGATGGGATCAGACTCCCTCCTGTATTTGTGGCATCAAGTCCCCATCCTTGTGTGTATGTTTTTTTGAAAATTGTCGCCAGCTCCCATTCATCTTTTGTGTCGTAACCATCATTGGCTACAACAATATGTCGATGCTTTTCCAGCATTCCTGTCTGAATGCTCAATAAAGCACGTCCCGCATCCACCCCGCGCCCATCATCCCAGCCGCGAATAAATTCTCCCCGTAAATCCGGTAATTTATTGGTGGGATAAGCCTTTGCCAGATTTGGGTACTTTTCAGAAGAAAATGCTGCACCATTGCATTTCAGCCACCCCGTTGGAGGTGTGGCTGAGGGCCACGGAACAGGTACGCCAACAGGCAATGCAGAGCCTTCCCCCAAACCAACGTTTTAGTCTTAATCCCTACCTATACCAACGATGTATTTTTAACTAAACAAAGAGGTTGTTTTTCATGCAAATTGGCTACATTCGTGTGTCAACAAATGACCAAAACACAGATTTACAAAGAAATGCACTGAACTGCGCAGGATGTGAACTGATTTTTGAAGATAAAATAAGCGGAACAAAGTCAGCCAGACCAGGCTTGAAAAAGCTGCTCAGAACGTTATCAGAAGGAGATACGCTGGTTGTCTGGAAGCTGGATAGGCTTGGCAGAAGTATGAAACACCTTATCACGCTTATAGAGGAGTTGCGGGAAAAAGGTGTTAATTTCCGTAGTCTGACAGACAGTATTGACACATCAACACCCATGGGGCGTTTCTTTTTTCACGTCATGGGGGCTTTAGCAGAAATGGAACGTGAATTAATTGTTGAGAGAACACTGGCCGGACTGGCAGCTGCACGCGAACAGGGACGCATTGGCGGACGTCGCCCGAAGTTGACAAAAGAACAACATGAGCAAATAGCGAGGTTGATCGAAAATGGCTACAGCAGGAAACAGTTGGCAATTATTTACGATATCGGTGTATCGACGATTTATCGTTATCATCCTGTAGAGAAGCGCCAAACTCAATCTGAGCTGTAATTCTAATGCCGCGTCGGTGTAATTTATCTTGATAGAATAGGTACATTTATCGCGCGGCACATCAATTCGATGTATCTAGCGCCTGCTGACCGCTAATGAAAACTGTCCTCGAAATGTTGTCCCTAGCCCGAGACTAGGGTATCACCTCTGGAAAGCATACGCAGAACCTTTTTTAACCCAGGGTGCCCAGCCTTTTTGCTGCTCGCCTTATTCGCAAAAATTAGCTCACATCCTGCGCTTTCAAGTGCTTTTCACTGCATAGCTGTGTTTTGTTCATTTGTCTATATGCGTACATAGCCTATTAGCATATTTTCTGCCCACTATCGTTATTTATTGCAAGCTACAGGTTTTAATTAACAAAACCAGTGTGTGTGGAAATCACAAAGTGCATACCGTTCTCAGATGTTGTTCAACTTACTGTTGTATAGGTAAAAAATGACATTTTATGTACATATCGTGATGTTATCCCTTCTTGGTGGGGTGTATTCGTATTTGAGTGGGCTATGTGAAAACCGTTACGAGTCTTCATGCAAGAAATTGCTGGCCGAATGTATTTCCGCCGTACTTGCTGGCTTTATTGGCATGTATCTCGCGGAATATAAGGATATGAATGAAAGCCTTCAGAGCTGCATGGTTCTTATTTTCAGCGCCAATAGCAGGCTTATTATTGAAGGTTCCAAAAGTCGGTTGAATAGGTAAGTCTCTTATGCAACATAACCGGTTGAGAAGTTACTTTGCATACCATTACCTCCTGACAACGTAGGAGGGAACTTGTGCTTGACACACAGGAATTAGCTCCAGTTGCTATTGCGCTCCTGCTTTCAGTAATTGGTGGGATAGGCACGTTCCTGATGGATGTCCGAGACGGTCGCCAGTCTGGCAATTTGTTGGGATTGGTTACGGAGATCTTTGTTGCAGTGACAGCTGGCGCGGTGGCGTACCTATTGGGGCAACACGAGGGCTGGGAGTTATCCATTACGTACTTAATGGTAACGATAGCCAGCAATAACGGTCATGAGGTGATTTCAGGGATGAAACGAGTGAATATCGATAGCATTCTGAATGTTCTTACAAGTTTGGTGAAAAAGGGAGGCGGGAAATGATTGGCTGGGGTGTATGCGTTCTTGCGTTAGCCTTAGCCGATCGCTATTTGCTAAAACGCAAGGACATCACGCATTTAGAACTTGGTGATGTGGAAATTAAACCGGGTTTCATCCGGGTGCCGTTCAAATACCGGTCTAAATTCCCGTTTTTGCGCGGCGCAACGGTCAGATATTGGATCCGCGATGTTCAGAAGCCGACGACAGTGATTGAAGGCGAACAACGTTGTTTGACGTCGGCTGAACAGGGCGAAAACAGTGAATGGTTGTACATACCCACTGAATATATGGGTAAAGGAGAGCGACTGTGGCATTTCAACGTCATGGTTACGCATGGCGACTCGTTCATTAACCCGTTGTATCGGATTTTCCCTGTTACTCAGCAAATCCGCAGAAGTTACGTAATAAATCTCGCACAGGATGTGTCAGATGACGAAAAATAAGTATGCAACGGTCGATTTTGACCAGGTTAATGAAAAGGGGCTGAAATCCCTTATCGCGGCGATCAATAAAACCGGTGTTACGGTAATTGAGGTTGACTCCAGCAACCGCGCAACAACGAAAGATGGCGTTAAAGTTAAAACCGCAAAGCTGGTTCTTAACGACGGACAAATTCTTGCCATACAGGTAAACGATACTGGCGATATATCGTCTGTGAGGCTGAATGGAAAAGCTATTCCTAACGCTCAATCGCCGGATATCAAGACGCTTGGTACCGTCATGGGGCAAGCGGCCCGCAAAAACTCCGCAAAATTCCAGAAATCACTGATCGCCAAAGCGAAACGTGTTGCCAATCCGGTAGACAAGAAACCGGCAGTAAAATCCAACTTTCAGCGCCTGCAAGAGGCAAAACAGCGGAATGCTCAGGTGGTTGCCGCTTATAAATCAGCGCAGAACTCGGTGTCTTTCAATCAACAGCAGATCACTGATTTGCGGGCGAAGCTGGATAAGGAGACAGGCCGACTCAATAACGAAAAGGCCCGAAATGGCGAACTCAAACGCCGTCTTAAGCAACTGAAAGCAGGAAATTAACATGGAACAGTTCAATATCAATAAAGGGGTGACGATCAAGCCTGGGCTTGACGTGCTTCCCCCGCCAGTGACTGATGATGAATATCGCGCATTAATGGCCGGTGAGGACCGCTATCTGATGACGGAATCCAACACCCTGGAGGAAATCGAGGCTACGTTCTTCTATGACACGCCGATCCACTGGTGTGCTACGGATTTACTGGAGGCGATTAGTTCTACTCGTTTGCAGTTACACCGGACCATGCAGGCATTTGTCCGGGCATTGAACCAGAAGCTGAATGGTACCGGAATCTCTGCGGGGAGTGATAAAACGGGGGATGTGGCCCAGAGCGGCGCGCGCGCGATCGGCGGTGCTGAAATTGGCCGGGCACGGAACGTTAACGGGCTGCCGGTCCTGCCAGCCATTATTCCGCTCAGTGATGGTCAGACTATCAGCATTCTGTTTCATAGCCCGACAGCGGAAAACCGGATCACCAATAGCGATACGCTGGTT